TAAAGAGATATATAAATGAACTTAAACAGGTTGTGGTCTATTATAGAAAAGTTACTACAAATAAACCTGAAACAGGGGAGTAATATGAACATATCACAAGAGGGAATAGCTTTAATTAAAAAATTTGAAGGTTGTAAATTAGAAGCTTATCAAGATTCTGTAGGTGTTTGGACTATAGGATATGGTCACACTAAAGAGGTGAAAGAAGGTGACAAAATAAATCAAGATGAAGCTGAACATTTATTACAAGAAGAAATGCCTGAATATGAAGGTTATATAAATAATATGGTTATAGTTAGTTTAAATCAAAATCAATTTGATGCTTTAGTTTGTTGGGTTTATAACTTAGGACCGACTAATCTTGGAAAATCAACATTATTAAAATTACTAAACGCAGGCGATTATCACACAACACCATCACAAATAAAAAGATGGAATAAAGCTGGAGGAGAAACATTGCAAGGATTAATTAGACGAAGAGAAGCAGAAGCATTGCTTTTTGAAGGCAAGGAATGGATTGAGGTCTAGAATGCCTTTAGCTAAATATGTTTTTAAACCAGGAATAGATAAAGAAGGAACTAACTACTCTAATGAGGGTGGTTGGTTTGATGCTGATAAAGTTAGATTTCGTAAAGGTAGACCTGAAAGAATAGGTGGATGGTCTAAGTTTACTAATTCATCTTTTATAGGCACTTGTAGAAAACTTCTTCCTTATAAAGCAACAAGCGGAGAAAGTTTTGTAATAGTAGGCACACATCAAAAGTTATATAACTTGAATGGTGATGTTTATTACGACATAACACCTATTAGAGCTACTACAACTAATGGTATTACTTTTGCTGCAACTAATGGTTCTTCAACAATTACAGCTACTGATTCTAGTCACGGAGCAGTTACAGGTGATTTTGTTACTATTTCAGGTGCTGTGTCATTAGGAGGTCTTGTAACAGCAGAAGTCTTAAATCAAGAATATCAAATAGATTTAGTGACTGGAACTAATACTTATACAATAACAGCTAAAGATACTACAGGATCAACAGTAACAGCTAATGCTAGTGATAGTGGTAATGGTGGTTCTGGAGTAGATGGTGTATATCAAATTAATACAGGTCTTGATGTTTATGTTAGAGGTACAGGTTGGGGTATAAATACATGGGGAGCTGGAACATTTGGTTCAGCAGGTGATTTAACATCAGTAAATCAATTAAGATTATGGTCAATAGATAATTTTGGTGACGATACTATAGTTTCTCCTAGGGCAGGTGGTTTATTTTTTTGGGATAAAACAGATGGTTTAACTACAAGAGCAGTTGCTTTATCCTCAGAATCAGGTGCTAGCGATGTTCCTACAGCTTGTTTACAGGTAATGACATCAGATGTAGATAAACATGTAATAGCTTTTGGTTCTAATCCTATAGGCAGTTCTGCAATTGATCCCTTACTAGTTAGATTTTCAGATAGAGAAAGTGCAGTAGATTGGACACCAACAGCTACAAATCAAGCAGGTGGTGTGCAATTATCACAAGGTTCTACAATTGTAGGAGCTTTAAGAACTAGACAAGAAATACTTATATGGACAGATGCAGGTATTATGTCTATGCGTTTTGTTGGAGAACCTTTTATATTTAGTTTTACAGAAGTAGCCGAAGGTCCAAGTTTGATATCTCCAAATGCTGCAACTAATGCAAATGGTAGAGTTTACTTTATGGATCGTAGTGGCTTCCATGTTTACTCAGGAACATCACAAAGATTGCCATGTACTGTACTAGATTATGTATTGTCTGATTTAAATCAAGATCAAGCTTATAAAGTATTTGCTGGTGCAAATGAAGGAGTTAATGAGGTTATTTGGTTCTATCCATCAGGCACAAGCATGGAAGTAGATAAATATGTATTATTTAATTATTTAGAAAATACATGGTCTATAGGTACAACAACAGATAACTTTGTTAGAACTGCATGGAGTGAAGCTTCTATATATGAAAATCCAATAGCAGCAAGTAAAAATAACAGTTCTGTAAATACAAATTATGTTTATAACCATGAAATAGGTCATGGAGATGGTTCAGATGCTTTTACAGCTTTTATAGAATCTAGTGATTTTGATCTAGCACCTGATGGAGAAAGATTTACTTTTATATCTAAGTTAATACCTGATGTAGAATTTAGAGATCAACAATCAACAAGTGATACTGTTACCTTTACAATTAAAGGAAGAGACTACCCTTTACAAGATTTATCTACTTTACAGACTATAAATGTAACACCAAATTCAACATTCGAAAATACTAGAGCAAGAAGTAGACAAGCAGCTATGCGTATATCTAATTCATCTAGTGACTATGGTTGGAGATTAGGTGATTTAAGATTAGAAATTAGACCAGATGGAAAAAGATAATGGCTGATATCAGAACGATAGCATTACCAGTAGTTAATTTAGAATATGATTCTAATGATGAAGCACAGACTCGCAGAATTATAGAACAAGCTATAGAAGACATAAATGTTAAAATAACTACTATACAAAGAATGCAATCTACAGTTACAAGTAAAGCTTCTAAAAGACATCAATTTTTATTAATGGGAACAAAACATGGCTGATGATTTAAAAGTATTAGGTCAATTAGACCCAGCAGCTACTACTACAACAGTTTTATATACTGTGCCAGATATGACACAGACCACAATTAGTTCTATTGTGGCAGCTAACAGAACAGGATCAGCTATAACATTTAGACTAAGTGTTCATGTAGCTGGTGCAGGTGCAGATGATAAACAGTATTTATACTTTGATAAATCAGTTGCAGCTAATGACTCATTAGCTATAGTTATAGGTATAACTCTTAATCAAACAGATGTATTAAAGGTTTATACAAGTGCAGTAGATATGAGTTTTAATGTGTTCGGTTGCGAAACAAAAGAGGAAAGATAAATGGATAAAGGAATAAATTCTTTATTAAAAACTAAAACAGAACAAAGAAAACTATCAACTCTTTCTGAAAAAGATAGAAGAAAATATTTAAAAAACAAAGAAAGACAATTAGAAAAATTTCAAGAACTTTTATATAGCAGACCTTCTATGAATAAGTCTCAACAAGATATTGCTTTAATGCTTGCTGCTGATAGATTAAGAGATTTAGATTTAACTACTAGAGAAACCAATAAAAATAAACCAACTATTGAATCTTTAGATTCTGAAATACAAAGATTAAGAACTGAAAAACAAATGCAACAATTAAATTTTGCTAATGGTGGAGATACTATGGATATTAAACAACAAACCCAGAATGTAGCAGCACAAGGTCGCTATGGCGATTCTATGCTTATGCATGTCAACCCAGCAGAAGTAAAAGGATTAGCGTCAGCTTTACCTTTAACAGTAAATCCTCAGACAGGACAACCAGAAGCATTCTTACCTTTTCTTGCTCCTTTATTAGGCAGTACACTTTTTAGTACGTTAGCTGGAACAGGTGCATTAGGAGCTACATTGGCTGGTAATGCTGCATTAGCATCAGGAATAGGTGCAGGATTAGCTACTTATGCAGAATCAGGTGGTTCAGGTAGTAAAGCATTACTATCAGGACTTACAGCAGGACTTGGTTCTTCTGCTATGAATAAAGCTGCTTTAGCTGCCGATCCAACAATTGCACAAACAGCAACACAATCAGCATTAGCTGATCCTAATTTAGTACAAGCAGTAGGTGGTTCTGGACAATTGCCTGGAACTGTTTTAAATCAAGCAGGTGAACAAGCTGTAAGAGAAGCAACAACTGGTATGGGAAACTTTGGTAATTTAAAAACTATGTTTTCAGGACCTGAAGGATTTAGTTTTGATCAAGGAGCATCTGCATTAGCTGGTGCTGCTGGCTCTCCTAGCGGAATGGCTGCTGCTTTAGGAGCAGGTACTTTAGGAATTCAAGCTTCACAAGAAGCTTTTGCAAGACAAATGGGTGAAAGCGAAGAAGAATATAGAAGAAGAAAAGAACAAAATGAATTAATGAATCCAGAACCTATTCTTTACTCAGCAGGTGGTAATACAATTGGTTATTATGAAGGTGGTAGATTTGGCGAAATACCTGACGATATTACAGGAGGTAATCTTCCACAAATATATGCCCCAGCAAAACAAGCATATGATGTAAACCCTGATTTTATGGCAGGATTTTCACCTGAAACTATGTATTTTAATCCAGCAACAATATCAGCCCCTGCGTCTGGTTTAGGAGCAGGTGGTCCACCAATAGCAATAGACAATTATCAAGGCTCTAAAGGCGGTTATGGAGGTAGACAAGCATCTATAGCACCACAAACATCTATAGACCCATTTTCAGCTTATACAGGTTCTGCACCTAAAGGTTTGGAATTTACTGAAACAGCACCACCTATGCCAGAAATACCTTTTCCAATAAATCCAATCACTCCACCTGATTTTGGTATAGGCGTACCAGATATAGGTCGTATTGATATTCCTAATATAGGAAATATAGATATTCAATCTATAATTGATCAATATGGTTATGATGCTCCTGAAAGAGCTATGACAGGTATGGACTTAGGACTACCAATGGGAGAAGGCACACCTATGCCAGCAGGCACAATGATGCAAGCTAATGATCTTGGTGCACTACTACCACCAGGAACTGATAATGGAATAGATATATCTGATTTTCTAGGCAGTAGAGAAGATACTTTAGCAGGTGCACAAGCTATGTTTGGACCACAAGTAACATTTGCTACAGGTTTAGAACCAAATACAGACTCAGGAATGGGATTAGGACTAGGCGAAATGATGACGGCTGAAGAGTTAATAGCTAGAGGTGGAACTCCACAACCTAGAGGTTCAGGTATATTTGGTAAAGGACCTATAGTAGATTCTGATGTATCTATACCAGCAAATTTTATGATTGAACCACCTGTAGTAACTAGAAAAGAAGGTGGCGACACATTAAAATCTATTCCTGAAGGTAACAAAGGTTTACCTAATTTACCTAAAGAGGTAAGAAATGAAATGGGTTATATGCAAGAAGGTGGTATGACCGATATGCAAAGTGATCCTCTTACACAAGAAGTTACTATGTTTATACTTGGTGAAACAGATAATGAACAAGCACTTAATGACTTTATAACTAAATATGGAAGTGATGCTTTTATGCAACTTAGAGAAATGGTATTGCAATCTATAGTTCCTGATGCCCAAACACAAGGATTGATACAAGGTGATGGCGAGGGTGGAATGGATGATGATCTTCGTGGCATGATAGGTGATAAACAAAGAATAGCAGTATCACAAGATGAGTTTATTGTTCCTGCTGACGTAGTATCAATGTTAGGTGATGGAAGCTCAGATGCTGGTTCTAAAGAACTTTATGACATGATGGATAGGGTTAGACAAGAAAAAACTGGTACTACAAAACAAGCACCTAAATTAGCTAATGCTGGAGGAATGTTGCCAGCATGAATCAACCAGTACAAAAACTAGAAAACAGTATGCAAGTATCTGCTGTTTTACCTAAAGATGTTTATCTAGTTTGGAAATATATAAATAAATTTTTAGAAAGATCATGTAAGCGTTCTAATGGTAGACATACTATTGACACTATTTATAAACAATTAATAGATAATGAAGCTCATTTATGGATAGCCTTTGATTCTGAAGAAGATTTAATAAAAGGATGTATCGTAACAAGTTTTGTTTATTATCCTACAGGATTAAAAATGTTAAATATTTTACAATTAAGTGGAAAAAATATGGAAGACTGGATAGAAGTTGGAAGACCAATTATGACTAATTGGGCTTTGCAAAATAATTGTGAAGGCATAGAAGCTATAGCAAGAAAAGGTTTTTCTAATTGGTCTACAAAACAAGATAAAAGATGGACTGAAAGTCATGTTCATTTTGAATTAAAATTTGAGGAGAAAATATAATGTCAGGAGGAGGAGGAAGTTCAGCACCAACAGAAACTACTGTAACTAATACTGATTTACCAGATTACGTTGAGCCGTATTTTAAGCGACTATTACAACGTGGTGAAGCTGACAGTTTACAAGGATACACACCATATGGCGGTCAAAGACTAGCCTACTTTTCGCCTGATGAATTAACTAGTCAGGCAATGACTAGAGGTTTTGCAACTGCTGGTACTCCACAAGAGTTTACTGACGCATCAGCAAGATATGGTAGTACTCAAGCCTATGGAACACCACAATATCAAGCTGGATCATTTGATTCAGGATATTCAGCAGGAGATGTAGGTCCGACTTATCAAGCTGGTTTAGCAGGACCAACCTATCAAGCAGGAAATTTAGGTCAAGATTATAGAGGTAGACAAATACAATCAGGTTATAGACCAGATGTTAGAGGTTCACAGTATATGGCAGGAATGGTTGGTGATAGCTATCAACCTATAGGATACGAACAAAATCTACAAAGATTTATGTCACCTTATCAACAGAATGTAATTGATGTAGAAAAAAGAGAAGCAAGAAGACAGTCTGGCATAATGGGTAAAGGTATAGGAGATGCAGCTACAGCTCAAGGTAGTTTAGGTGGATATAGAGAAGCTATACAACAAGCAGAACGAGAACGTAATCTTGGACAACAATTAGGTGATATACAAACTAGAGGTAGTCAAGCAGCATTTCAATCAGCTCAACAACAATTAGCAGCAGAAAGAGCATCAGGATTAGGTGCAGCACAATTTGGGTTACAACAATTCCAAGCTGGTGAAGGAGCACAACAAACGCAAGAACAATTAATGCAAGCTGCATTCCAAGCAGGAGAACAAGCTAGACAACAAGCTGCTTCTTTAGGATTGACAGCAGAACAACAAACTGAAGCTTCAAGACAAGCACAAGAAAAGTTTGCACAGTCTGGATTCCAATTAAATCAACAAGCATTACAAGCTCAAGGGGCACA